TTATGCTGTTATTTCTGCATCAATCACATAAGTTGCAGTTCTTGTTTTCTTGTTGTAAAAAATAGTACCAATTTTGGTATAATTATTCTGATAGTCAGTAGCATTACCACCACCTTGTGTTGTAATACTCACACCAACAGCTTCAAATAATACATTATCACCACCTACATTTTCAAAATTATAGCCATCCTGAACCATTGCACCACCTTTATAAGCGTTCAGGAAGAATGCACAATTGCCATTTAAACGAGTACCAAACCAATTAGCATATACATTTACTTCAACCACATCAGGCAGGCTGTCATAATGAGTGACTAAGGTGTTCATATTGATGTAAGTACATTCATTACCACTACCTGTATTGTCACCACCCCATACCAAATAACTAGCAACATCAAGATTCCTATTACCTGACATATTCCACCCAACAGCAGAATTATCTAATTGAATATCATTAGGTAATGCAATATTAGTATTCATAAATACAGTTGATGTATCTAAATCTCTGCCATCACCTTCACCCCAATAATATCTGAACACCAGATAATCAAATTCAGGGATAATGATAACATTTTCTGCCTGTGTTATGTTGATAGTTAACTGTAAATCAGGCTTATCATTATGCTGTAATATAATTGTTCCACTTCGTATTGATTCTGCTTCGTTGTTGGTTACATTTATGGTTAATGTATCATCAGCACCAATAGTATAACTTATCCAAGATGGGATTGAAACAACAGAATATTTATAATTTCCACCCAATACAGTAATAGGATAAGATTTTGAACCACCTTCATAATTAAATAATTCTTCAACAATCCTTTGTTCTTGGTCGTTGGTAAAATAAAGTTGGTAATTGTATTTATTGTAGCAAGTTGTGTTATACTTCCTTACTTTACGACCATCAAAGGCAGTATCTATATCAAATGAACCCACTATATCATAATTACTTACATCAACATCATTATTGATATTATTATATATATGTATAGCTTGTTTATTATTACTATCACTACATAACCTACCATCCTTATCAACAGCATATTCATTGCTGTCGTTGGTAACACAATAAGCATATTGTGCAACTTCGTAATTTGTAAATCCCTGACATTCAAATAATGTTGGTATATATTTTATATTCAAAATATAATCATCTAATGTCTTCATCCTGTAATTTTCCATTACTGATAATGGCTTATAGCTATTTGAAGAAAATGTAATGTTATATACATTATCACCTGTTACTTGCTCAATTAGTAATTCAATAGATACAGATGCGCCATTTTCATCACCCATCGTAAAGCAGAAATCAGAAGTTAAGACTTTGCCCTTCCAATATTTATTATGAAGATTTGGGAAAAACAGGACGAAGAACTTTTTATTTTTATTTTTAGATAACAACAAATCCAACTCCTTATCTATTCTTCTGACCTTAGTCGTCAGTGATTGTGTATAATAGTGATTGTAATAGGTATGTTTAAAATTGGCTGTTTCATCAGCTTCTAATTGGTAGAATTTTGAAGTTGATAATATGGTGCTGTATTCAGTTAGGTTATCAAAACTATGATTAAATGCTGTTGGTTTAAATGAACCCTTTGAAGTTCTGACTGCCTGAAAATCTTCATAAGGAAGAAGATAAATTTTATATATCCCACCTGTACGATAATCCAAACAGTTATTTAATATATCTTGGTTAATATTGCAGTTATTCATTATCAAATATTTAGAATATTGATATTTGAGGTATTAACACAAAAAAAGCACCATGTTAATGGTGCCTCTATATCCTATTATTAATTTTTTTAAACTAATGAACTAACAACTGTTTCATCTATTAATAAGGTATGTACTTCTGGTTCTACTCCAACCATTGTTACAGTCCATCCCTGCGCATCGCCAACAGCAGAACCACTATTATAATTGTTTGCTGTCGCCTCGATTCCATTTATACGACCAACTAAATTACATTTACCTGCTTTATCAACCAATACCACTGTGAATTTACCTAAATCAAGTGGTGTTACCTGTGATAACATATCAATATCATTGTTGCTGATAACTGCCTGAACTGTAATTTGTCTGTATTTATTACCATTACTAACTACCAAATCATCTTGGAAGAATGCAGTTTCGTTGTTAAAATCAAATTTGAAATATTTATCTGTTGCCTCTAATGTGATATCAGTGATATAACCATCAGCATCAGTTGTATATGTCGATTTCTCATTGAAATTGGTAAGATACAAACGTGCAATACCTGATAAATTATAATCACAAGATTTTGTTATAGAGCTATTTATTTGACATTTTGCCATAGTATTGTTTGTGTTTTTCTTTTTATTTATTGAAAAGGGTGGGTTATTCATCCACCCTTATAGTTTTCTTATTAATTATCTGATTATTTGTATAATACAACCTCATCAGGGAAGGCAACTTGTGTACCAATTTTCAATCTACCTTTAACGAAATATTTATCATCTTCTGGTGCAGGGAACATACCTATTCTTAATTCAGTTTTATCTGAAATCAAGTCAGTACCATAAGCTAAATTGTGCCAATTTGCGAATACAATTACATCAGCAGGGATTGCAGTTAAAGCAATTATTTCATATCCCATATAAGAGATTGAATCACCTGTATTTAACCAATTTTGGTTGATAACAATATTTGCGTTGCTTACATCTGCTAATGCCAATTTGATTAATTTTTCAGCTTTTTTTGATACATAGAATTTCAATTCTGAATCTTCTGATGCACCTAATACATCATCTGTTTGAGCCAAATAAATCTTTTCAAATTCACCTAAGATATTAGCTTTGGTTAAAGCCACACCTGTTACTTTGTTTGTGTCAGTTGCATTATCTAACAATGTTATAAATCCATCAATCTCAGATGTTGATGCTGTACCATTCCATATTTTATTTTCAATTTCTTTGCTTAATTTATTGGATAATAAGTACATAACCTGTTCTTCTACCTCTGATGGCATTTCATCCAAGTTTGCGCCTGGTTTCATTATCTCACCCAACCAAGATTTTTCAAAATCTTTTAAACATTGTTCAAAATTGATAATGTAAGGTTTAACTTCTAATTCTCTCTCACTGAACTTAATATTACCAGAAGGGGACCATCCACAGCTACCCATATCAGCTTGCAATACATCATCTTCAATTTCAGATGTATTTAACAAGGTTTTGTATTTCACATTTGGTATAATATTTACGTGTTCAGACGTTTTATTGCTGAACATCAATTTTGTGAAAAAATCAGGTTGTCTAGTAGGTTGATAAGTTGTATTTGTTATATCTACTGCCATAGTATTGTTTGTGTTTTTCTTTTTATTCTTTTATTGGGGTTACATCCCTGCAACCCCTTTGTGTTTTTCTTTAAGTTATTGATAACCAATTTTTATTTTTTCTGAAATGCAGATAATTGGTATGCTAATTTTTCTGCCTTGCTCATTTTTGTATAATCAACTTTCTTTGTTGCTTGTCTTACATTAGCAGGTTTAGTTGATGGTGTAGTTTTTCTTAGTTTTCTCAATTCAACTGCATCATCTGCAACAGTAGATTCCAATTCTGCAATCTTAGTTAACAATGAAGCAACATAATCTGCAACTTCCTTAGTTACAGGGTGCATTGTGCCATCAATATCAATTTCAAAAGTTTCATTTTCAACAGATTCATCTTCCTGTTTTACTCTTTTCGATTTCTTTAATTCAGTTGGTGCAACTGCTTCTTCTGATTCATCAGCAACATCATCTGTTTCTTTTGTTTCCACCAAGTACCCATCTTCATCAATTACAATTATTGAATCATCAGATAAGATATGTTCACCTGATGGTGCTTGTTCTCCATCAATTGTTGCATAACCATCTTCATCAACAGCTATTTCAGAACCATCTTTTAATGTAAATATTCTTACTGTTTCACCTGCATCAGCAGCATCAGCAATTTCAACATCTTCAATATCAAGGAAAAAACGCCCTATTTTTGATAATAAATTTTTGTTTGTGTTTTTATTCATAGTAATACTATTATTTTTCTTTTTATTTTTGATAACCTTGTGATTTATTGATAAATCACTTTTTGTTTTTCTTAATTTTTCCTGATAAAACATTCCTTCTAGGCTAAACCCTTTCACATTGCCACTTTTGATTTGTTCATTCCAATATTTTGAATCTGAAATTTTATAACTACACATCAATGTTCCTTTGGGTAATCCTTTAAATCCTAATGCGTTGGCTTTATCATTATCAGAATCTTGGATAATCCACAATTCAACTAAATAATTGCCTGTTAATGGTGCTTCGTGTTGGTGGGTGGTGTTATGAAGTGCAACACCTGTTTTCATCATTTTTTGTGCAATCTTTTCTATTTGTGGTGCAGAATAGGTAATGTAATATTCACCATTCTTGTCATCATATCTGTATATCAGTTGTTCAGGTTGGAGTACAACACCTGTTAGAATCTGTTTATCAGAATTTAGGTGTAGTTTCTGTTCTTTTTTCTGTTTGGATAGAGCTACAAAATCGACCTCAACAGCAGGAAAATCAACAAAGCTGATTGCATAGATGCCTGTTTCATCATAATCTTCAATTTCACATTTATATATTGGAATATCTTTTGTCATATCAATAGTTTATATTTACTCTATTGATATTGTAGTAATTAAAAAAGGGTTACAATCACTGCAACCCTTATAGCCATTTGAATTAATTTAATTTAATCAATTAGCTTTTCCAATTCTGCTTTTATTTCTTCACCTTCTTCGATGGTGATTTCAATGTAGTTTTCAGCAGAATCATTTTTGCCTAGATATAAAGTATCTCCATATACCTGTGATTTATCAAGGTTACAGAAGATATATCCTTCATCTGCTACTATTTTTATTGTTTTTACTGTTTGTGTTTTCATATATTTTATTGATTTTCTTTTTATTACGCCAAAGTCCAATTTTTATCTGTTGCTATTGCAATTTGTTCAGCACTCAATTTAGCTAAATTGGTAGAGCCTATTGTTAATACCATTGTTGTTGAACCTGTTAAATCAGCTAACCCATTAATACAATTCATTAAAGAATCAACAGTCAGATTATTTGAGAATGATAAACTATAACTTACCCTTATCCCTTGTAATCCACCAAAATCTGTAAGTGCTGCACATTGGTTAAAGACATTACCAACAGCAGATTTATTTAATATTTCACCTGCATTTAAAGCAGGAATAGTAGTTAATTTGGTACACTTGAAAAACATATTTCTCATTTCAATTACATTTGATGTGTCTAATTGAGGTATAGATGTTAAAGATGTACAGTTATTAAACATTTCCCTTGTTGATGTAGCTTTACTTGTGTCTAATTGAGGTATAGATGTTAATGCTGAACAACCTGAAAATGTATTATAAAAGTTCGTTACATTGCTTGTGTTTATTAATGGTATTGTTGTTAGTGCAGAACAACCAATAAACGTTGCTTCCATATTTGTTACATTGCTTGTGTCTAATAATGGTATAGATGGTAATGACCAACAATAATAAAAAGCATAATACATATTGGTTACATTGCTCGTATTCAACATTGGTATTGTTGTTAGTGCAGTATTATAATAAAATATTTGAGTCATATTAGTAATCTGACTTGTATCGTAATTATTTGGAACTTCCTCCCATTCAGCATAACCAAATTTAATATTGTTAGGTAAAGTTACCTTGCCATCACTACCTCCTGATGGCGTCTTAAAAACCTTTTCTAACTCTGTATCAATGTTGGTTTCAGTTAATTGAGTTCCATTAATGGTTGTATCAGATAATACGCCTGTTGCAATCAGTTTGTTATTTTGGTAGAATGTTACACTATCAGTTGGTATAGAATATGTATATGTAAATGCAGATAAACCACCTGTATATACAATATTGCTATCTTCTATTTTCACACTTTTTGAAGTTGTAGTTATTATCATATCAATATTTTATTCTATTGATATTATGATAAAAAAGAAAGGAGAATAAAAAAAGCACCCATGAAAGGGTGCTTAAAAACCTATACAGGTTCAATACAGGTTTTTGGTGTTGAAATAATAATTACTAAATAGTAATTGAACCTAATTTTTTGCTAATATCGTGTAAGGCTAATTCAAATGTGTTCAATTCTTCATTTGTGAATTTAGCCTTTTTTCTATTCACATCATAACCATTAACACGTTGGGATAACCAAGATTTTGATTTATTAAAATAATGTTTTGCGATGTAAGAATAAGGAACAATATCATTTAATTCTTCTAATTGAACCTTCATACATAAGGTCTTAGCTTCCAATATTAATTGTTCTGTATCTGCATTAATAGTATCACCAATAAATTCAGCAATTAAATCTTTTTCTTTGTCATTACTCGCCAATGCTAATAATTCATCCACTGTTTTCTTAAATACTTCAAAATCATTATTATTCAAGTTGGGTATGGCTTCTTTTAATTTATCTGATAATTTCATATTTTAAAATTCTTATAAGCACCCCTTTCGAGGTGCTTTTGTTTTTACTTCTCTAATTTTTCTAATGCTTTATCAATTGTATTGATGGCATCTAATAGTTTATTAATTTCATTTTCCAAATTCAGTTTTGAATTTTCTGATAAATACCTCAATCTTTCAATTTTTGCTTTTAACTCCATTCGCCTATGGAGTAGGAATTGTTTTGTTTCTTTTTTGTCCATATCATTTAGAATTATTATTTCAACACTTCAAAGATAATAAACTTTTGTTTACGATACAAGTTTATTACAATAAAAATAACAGGAAAAACATAAAAAAAGGCGTTCATGTGAACGCCCTATCTAAAAAAAATATTATTGTCATTTGGTAATAACTTTTTGTTAACTAAACCCTGCACTATCCCTAACTGTTGCCATCTGGTCATTTACCCTGTTTATATCTGTTACTGATACAGTTGGATTGAAATTAATATTTTTAATTGCTGATAATATTTCTTCATTACTATTATTAGTACTTGCAATATTATTCAGATTAACCAATTGTCCTCCATCCTCATACATTTGTTTGAACCCTGATGTTGGTACAATCTTACCTGTATTATCATCGTAATAGTTAATAAAATCCCCAACACCTAATTCCCTGTCTTGTGAATTGATATAGGATAATAAACCTACATTTTTCATAGTAGTACGTTTATTTACAACATATTCATTTCCTTCAACTTCTATGTTAGTACCTTCAATTCTTGCACCTCCTTGTGAATGTGGTTTACCATTGATAAGACCACCTTTTTCAAGTTTGCTTAATTGTGCTGACATAATACCCACTTGTGCTGCACCCATTGCACCAGCAACAGATGCTAATGCTAACCCTAATGGGAATGGAGAAACAGTTAAGGCATTAATAACTGCTAATGCTGTATTGGCAGTTCCTTGAACAATATTACCCATCATTTCAGTTTTCTTTTGTTGCCTTTCGATTTTAGCAGCTTCTTTTTCTCTCTTTTCCTTTTCTTTAGCTAATTGTTTTTCTTGATTTGCAAGTTCTTTATTTAGAGCCATTTCACGCTGAATTTCATCTTGCACCACTAAGGCACGACCTCCCTGTGCTGTTTTGGCTTCTTCATTCAGAGCTTTCAACCTCTCATTACTTTCTTCTTGCAATTCAACAGCAGCTTCATATTTTTCAGTTACTTCATCCAATTTTGCATTGGCTTCTTCCAATTGCATATCGAAGAACATTGACATTGTTTCAAAGACTGAACCAACTGAATCACTGATAACCTGAACTTTCTCACCTATTTTTGTAGATAAATCATCCCAATAATCATTAATCACCTGTGTTGCAGCTTGTGTATTATCAGCAATATCTTTATTGGTGGTTTTTATCTTATTATCCAAATCGTTCAGAGCCTGTTTTTTGTTTTCAACAGCATCTTTATGTTCCTGACTGTCTTTGTCATAAGTTGAAATAAGGGCATCATAGTACCTTTCAATTTGTTTTTTACTACTATCTAAGGTTTTCAGGTATTTATTTAATTCATTACCAACTTCTTTAAGGTTATTTTTAGTAGCATCAACATCAATCAGGTTAAATTTACCACTTCTTGCAACAGCATTTTCTTTTAAATTATTGATAGTATTTAATTGATATTCAATCTGTTTTGTTTCATTATCAATTGCCTTATTTTGTTCATCCCTTAGTTTATTTATCCTGTCAGTTTCAGATTTTAAATAATCATCATTTGATTTTTTTACTGCTTTGTTCCTGTCATTCAGTATTTTCTTCTGGTTATTAAATGATTTGGTATCTAATTCGTCTTTCTGCTTATTATATTCCTCTGTGATGGCTGTTGTGTCTTGTCCTAATTTTTCTGCCTGAACAATAAGAGCGTCATATTTTTCTTTCAATACCTTTTGTTCATTTTCAGCCAAAGTAGAAGCATAGGTTAGTTCTTGGTTATAAGCATCTTTTATTGCCTGATTCCTAACTTTTAATTCATCTTTGGTGACAGCAGTCATATTATTAGCTGAATCTTTTAAATTACTGATTCTTGTATTCTCATTTAACAACCACATTTTGTTGGATTCTTCCAAATAAGACTTTAAGGTCTTTTTATAATTTTCTAAATTCTGTTTGTATTGTTGCCCTGCCTGTTTACCATCTTGTTCACGTTTTTTCTTTGCATCAGTTTTTTGTTGTGCATCATAAATTACCATATTATCTAATGAATCCTGATATGCTTTTTCTTGTGATTGGTAAATATCTTTACTGTCCTGTAAGGCTTGTTTATTGGCTTCTCTTTCTTCTGCATTCATCTTTGAAAATGCAGATTTCATATCTTCATATCCCTTTTTGGCTAAATCAACTTCTTCTTTGCGCTTGTCAATGGTGTATTGAAGAATATCACGTTGATTTTTACCTTGTGCTGCCATCAATCGAGTTTGAAAATTTAATTGATATTCCAATTCAGATAAAATGTACTTGGTTTCATTCAAGGCATAATTAAGATTTCTTGTACTAACAGTAGCATTATCAGTTTCATCACTAAATGCAATAATTGCAGCAACAACACCTGCTAATGCCATAGCTATTAATACCAATGGGTTAGCTGCCAAAACAGCATTCCATAAGGTTGTGGCAATGGTGGCTGCCTTAGTAGCAACAGTTTGAGCAATGGTAGCAGTTGCATTTGCTCCCTGTGCAGCAGTGTTAGCAGTGGTTGATGCAGTATTGGCTGTTTCAGCAGCAGTTTCAGCCACTGTTGCAGTAGTATTACTTTTTTTAATAATCCCCAATGCAGTTAATGCCTTAGTATATAATGTGTTTACTAATGTTCCTTTGGTTGTAAGTGTATTCTGTAATGTCTGTAATGATTGAAGGGTTGTCATTACACCCATCATTTTTTGTATGGATTTTTCAACATCCTCATTGGCAACACCAAACATATTCATTACACCTGTTGCAGTTCCAAATGTTGCAGTAAGGGTTTCACCCACACTGATAACATCATTCAACCCTTGCGAATGTGAAGCAAATTCATCAATGCTTGCACCTGCATCACTAATACTTTGTTTGATTTCCCCAGCACGTTGTACCAATTCTTGGAACATCTCAGAATTACCTTCCCCTGCCAATATCATAGCAGCAAGTTTTTCTTCAATCTCGCCCAATTCCTGTTTCATTGCCTTGCCTGCAATGGTGTAATCACCAACAGATTCTTGGTGTCTTCCTGTTGCTTCTTTGGCTGCCTTGTGTGCTGCATCCAATTCTTGTATTTGAGCCAATAACGCACCACCAACATCTGCATTTTCCCTTTCTGCCTTACTCAGATTATCATATTGCGCCCTCAGTAATTTCAATTGGGCTGCCATTTGGCGAACACTACCCTCCTGTGCTGTATTGGCTTGTACAGTGGCTGTAACTTCTGCTCGCCTGTCCCTTAGTTGTTGGTTGGCTTCAATATTAATACGTGTAGATTCAGATTCCAATGCTTGAATACGTTGTTGGATTCTCTCATATTCTTGTTGTGCCTTACTTACTTCTTGTTGGGATTGGGTAACAGTGTTATTTGATGCTGCAACTTGTTCATTACTTGTAGCAACAGTAGCATTAACACTATTAATAGCATTTAATGCCTCACTTAGTTTTATTACATCATTATATGATTTTTCAACCCCATCTATCTCAATTTTAAAGACTTTCTTATCAGCCATTATATCATTTTTTAGATATTGATATTTGGTGATAGGGGATAAAAAAAGCAGAAACATGATGCTTCTGCTTTGTATTACCATTTGACAATAAGATTTTTATATTTTTCTAATAAGTTTTATTTGTGTCTTTTGCTTCATTAGTGGGTCGTAACCACTGATTTCTGATACATAATACAAATCACTATTCAACTTTATTAAGTTTCTTCCATCCAATAATTCATATTCCTCTGCTGTCAGATAGGTTTCGATTGTTGTATAATTGGTATCATTAGTGGTAATCAGGGTAAAATAATTATTTAAAATACTATGTTCCACATTCTTATAATCCAAGATATTCTTCATCGTAATATCGTAATCATTCTTAACCCTCATTAGATTAGCGTATTGAGAGCCAATTTTAAATATTCTACTATTGAAATCATAATCACCATCAATACCAATAACATCATCAGGATAAAAAAACCTTAATGGTAAATCTGTGTACCATTTCTTCTGCATTTCGCTATAATCATCTGGTGTTGGATTCTCCCATACTTCGTGCTTAGATATAATTGGCACTGCATCAATTGCAATTGTGTTATCTCGTTTTGTAAATCGAATATCCTTGTACCAACAATAACTGAATGTTGAAGATTGTTCAATTGTAGAACCATCAACTGCACCTGTAACAAACGTTCCACCACCATCTTCATTAGTGCTGACATATCCTTCTTCATCTTCATTGATAGAGAATTTGATATTAATTTCAGATGGTAATCCCAATGGTTCATTGGTGCGTTGTTTAATATTGAATTTATTTTCAAAATCCACAACTCCATTCTTACCCAATTCTTTTACCTGTTTCACATCCAATCTGAATTTTCCCTTTTCTGGTTGGGATAATCGAAGATTGAAAGCCTTACAAATATTATCTATAAAATCATTTACCTTAATTTCAGAGGGTAAGAAACTGAATAAGTTGATTTTATCTTTTAAAAATCCATCTTCTGTAAAAATGCTGTCATTCCAACTGTGGGTGACAGGGTTTCCATTGTCATCTAATGATGGTTCTCCATTCGATAATTGCTTATTATAGGTAATGTCAGTCCTGAATGGTTCTATTGACAGAGAAAAATTAATATTGTCAGCAACCCAACAACCATAATCACGTTTAACGCTGTGTCCTTCCCTGCGATATACACCACTTTCACCAACTGCTGCAACTGTCAGATGTTCACCTTCTTCTAACCAGATAATACAGGATGCCTGACCTCCACCACTTTTTAAATCATAAGTTTCAATTGATTGTGGTAAAGAAATATCATTTAAAATACATCTATTCTTATACACATCTCCACTATTCCAAGCAAGGGTTGCAACATCATCATCTGCTTCTACATCACTTAATTCTGCTTCTATATCACCCCAGAAGTGAACCCAATGGTTATTGTCATACAGATTATATATTCTTTGTTTTTGGTAAAATGTATTATCCCAACTCCAACCACTTTTTACATACATTGTATTACAGGTTGTTGCACCATCTGTTACTTTTGGATTGTAATTTTCATTTCCCTTTCTTCTCCCAAAATGTAACCCACAAACGAATCTTGAATCTGCTGATGGGTCAACAATCAATGGTTTTTGATTCTGTGGAAAATATTTAGGGTAATTATCTGTTGAATTACCATTGAATGTATTGTTTTGTGGTAAGTTGGGTTTAAAGTAATAACCAACAATACCACGATTATCTAACCCAAAATCACTTTCTGCATAATCCCTTAATACCTGTATTTCATATTCTTTTTGACCAAACCAATTATTCCATTTACTATTTCTTTCAGTCCTTGTTTGTATATATCGTTGTTTGGTTATGGGGTCAGTCCAATTTTGATTTTCACCACCATCACAAAGATATAATTGAGAATTTAAGGTTACTTTGTACCATCCACTTTTGGGTATGGTGATTAAACAATTCTTTCTGATATACCTGTCATCATTTTGCTCATACTGCCATTCATTGTAAGTAATATTTGAACCACTGTCAGTATAAGTAATGGTACTATTGATAGAGTCCAACAAATCAACTACATAATAATGTGTACCATTCATTGAATTTTTGGTTAATAACCTCTCGTATTTTGGTAAGTTGTGGGTAGATGGGAATAAAGATATATATCTGTTTTTATCTTTTATTGTTTCCCAATTCCCACTAACATTTATATTACATAGATTGCCATAGTTCCATTCTTGGTTATAATCAGATGGGTTGGAATAAGACATATACAGGTGTTTTAATTTATCATCCTGAAACGCTGTACCCTCAATACTTAAATCATTAGCTTCAAACATCTTTTGAATGGTATTCATCACATTCATTGCAGGAGGTATATCCTCAAATCCCATTCTGACGAAGCTATCATACAAATCTTTATCTGTGAAATCACCCACTTGTTCACCATTTACCTGTTTTGATGGGTCTTTCGTTACTTTTGGCATCAGTCCATAGAGAATAAAAGGAAACATACAATCTTTTGATTTATTGTTAGTAGCCATATCTAATTGAACATCATAGTTCCATTCTGTAATAACATCAGCATTGTTATAATAGAAGTTGAACCACCATTTGTTTTTATCAGGTATGTTTGAGGGTGCGTTCATTGTCCTGTCACCAAATATATCTTTTACTGACTTATACACAGGCACATACAAATTGCCTTTATATGTAGTTTCAGATATTTCTTTCAACATAAATTTACCATTGAACACCAAAATGAAATCAATATATACTTTCGCATCATACTCTATGTTGAATTTGTCTTTAACTTCTTCAACATTAGCATAATTGAATATTTTATTGTTAGTTACTGTATTTGGAATAGTGATAGTATAAGACATTTGACTGTCTTTTGAGGTAAATTCAGCAGGTTTAAATATCTGCCTGTTTAATCGAATACCCAACTTATCTGCATCTGTAACATCAATCAGTTTATTATTTATATAAAATTCAATTTGAACCATTTATAATTTTAAAATATTGATATTATCTTTGGTGGCAAACTAATATAATAGGTATGGATAAAATAAATTTTATAAAAGAGGTTATTGAAAAATATGGTGATTTTGAACCTGCTGATGTTGATTCAAAACCTATTTTATATAAAAAACTATATATAAGATATTTTAGTGAAGACGAAATTTATTTATATAAAACGCCATTCTGTGAAGATATGACTGATAATGCAGAAGATATACCTACAGAAGAAATTAAATATGAAAATTTACCCAATAATATTATTAATGAAATTTATGAACTTGTCATTAAATGGAATGAATATTAATAATAAATCTTTATCTCTAACTGATATTACTTATGTGGGGTTGGATTCCTTTTCTTATTCTTTATAGTATTTGGTTATATAAGAAAAAACCATTTACTAAATATAAGACTTATTATTTTCCTTTGATGGGAATTGAGATTAAGTTAAAAAGGAAGTGGTTCTAATAAAAAAAAGCAGCACCATGAAAGTGCTGCTAATAATATATTGTGGTTAAAAACTGAGAATAAAATCTTTTATTACTCCAAAAAAATATATTGTTGAAAGAATAAAAAGTAAGATATATATACACCACTGTATTATCATCTTTTTTAACATTCCATAAAATCCTTCTTTCATTATCTGCCATTTGAAACTGAATAATTTTACAATATTTTCATCAATAACATCATTGTCTCTTATGGCATTAAAAAATAAACCTATCCAAAAAATAGATGTATCTAAAATGTAAATAATTAATATACTAATTACAATAGATAGAATAATTGAGATAATAGAAATAAAAATCTCCATCTTGTTTTAAATTAAAATGAATATCAAATATAATTAAATTCATTTGATATTAGTATTATACGAATCTGCTAATGTGTACTTCATCGTAACCTCAAACAAATCTTTATCAGAAACAGATAAATCAAAATCATTTACAATTACATATCTGTTTTCATCATCAATTGAATATACATATTTAGATGTACTCAGTTCTTTCAACCATTCAGCAATATCTTTTGTTACCATCGACTTGATGATAAAGGTTTCTGACACATCTTTTCTTTCAACTTTTTGGTAGCTGTCAGATACTTTATATTCAGGTTGCAAAGTCTTGAATGATGTTGTAGCATCTGTTTTAAACTCATTAGAAAAATCAGAATTGAAATAATAACAATCCCAACCACCTAATTTATTCAGGAATAAGAACCCCTTAGTTGTATTGCATACATCCAATATAGTATATCTTACAGATGTAGAAATTTCATAATAATCAGTTGTGGATGCTGTTGGTATCTTCACAAAGACCACATCAAAATATTGTGTATCTTCTGTTAATTCAATCTTGTCAGCAGTGATGTAAATACTATTCACCAAATGGTAATTATCAGCAACTGCAATAATATCTTCCTTTACCAACCTTGTATTTTCATAGTATTTTATCAGACAACCAATTTTGAAATCATCTGTCAGTTGGTAATCATTATAAATGAAATTTGCAGTAATATCTTCACCTACATTATAATATCTGTTGGTGTTGTTGGTTAATATGTTAACCTTATTATCTTCTAAGGGATTATAAATATATTCATCAAGGTTATTTTCTTCCAATGTTCGTTTAAATCCATCAACAACATATTTTTTACCACTTGTGTAAAAATATTCTATTTCATAATCTTTTGTCCTTTTACTTTTATAATTATAAGAAATTGAAGAACCACTATCAACTAATCTATTAGTATTAAATAATAAGTTGGGATAAGAAACCATTGTTCTATTCATTATATTGTTGATATCGAACCACACTTCACCATCAATGAATGATTTGGTAACAGTAGTAATAAACCTGTTGGTATCAGCGTTATAAACATCTAATTCAATGGTGCTGTTATACAAGCTGTTATTGTTGGTAATAACGTAATCAGGCGTATTGTAAGACAAACCAATGTTATTAATCTCAGATATAGAGAATGAATAGTTGGGATTTTTCATTTTTCCAACCATCATAATTTTATTACCTTCAGTTGAAATATCAAAAGATGCTTTAAACCAACCATCTCTTAACAGACAAGCAGCAATATTGTTAGCAGTTATGCTGTTATTTTCAGATACATAGAACATATCTGAATTATTCAGTATCAGATTCTTATTTCTAGTGCCTTTAAATGTGTGTTTTATCTCTGTATTTGCTTCCTGAATAACAAAATAACCATCACCATTAATAAAGTTGACAGACATTTCAAAAGTTGGGATATCTGAACTATCATCATTTTTACCAATAAATCTAATGAATGATGGGTTATTCACAAGCGTTATTTGATTACTATCTATGATTGTGGCTATATCTGTATTAATTACCATTTTTAGTTTTTAGTATTGATATTTACACAACTAAGGCGTTGCCATGACAACGCCCTATCTATATTAATCAGTAAAGAAATTAAGTAAATCATCAATCAGTGCTTCAAAAATCATATCAAAATATTCTTTATCAAACTTATCTTCAACCTCTTTTATTAATGTAGCTGTGATTGGTCTTGCTTGGTGTCCATCCCTCCAAATGGCATAACTGATTTTCCAAAGTGTTTCATTATCATCTGGAATACCATTTTTTACAGCCCAATCTTTTAATACTGATATGGGTGGTTTCTTCTTATGTTTGGGTGGTCGATTCCATTCCAAATAAACAATATAATGATTGAACAATACTTCAATAATGGGATTGCCTGTTTCTAAGACACGAACTTCTACATCCTTTGCTAATTGGCTATCTTTTAGAGTATTTTTATTAACTTTGGTATTATTACTGATGCTATCACTGTCAAATACCAATTGCGCCAATGTAGTAACATCAGCTTGAATTGCTTTTAATATGTTAGATACTTTTGCATTCATCTAGTAGTTGGTAAATTGAAATCAGGCAATTTATTTACAAAAGTTGTACAGTTAGATGCAGGGGTAACATCAAAGTCATTAATCAATTCTTTAACCTCAAATTCTTTATCTGTATCAAAATGTTCATCTAATAAACATAGGTTAGTAATATTGGGATGTACAACAGTTAGTGAGAATCTTGCTCCTGATGTATTATCATCGTAATATCGTTGTAAGGTTAATGCAGTCCAATTTGGCTTAATCTCCAACAAACTATTTTTCTTGATATATTCAATAATATTTAATCCAGTACTAAATGCAAGGTTCTGACATTCCTGAAATGTAATACCATTTTGTTGTGGAATAAGTAATACAGAAAAGTTAAGGTTAATTTCTAAACCTTGCCCCACTTGCCCAAAATTTGAAATATACATTGGGTCTTCGAGCCAGATTAAGGGATGCGCATCATTGCCACTACCTAATTCATAGGTGCGATTATAATGGAATGATTTAATAAGTTTATGCTGTCTACATACATCTTTGAATGTATCTACAATAATATCTATCATATTAATATTTATAATATTGATAAAAAAAGGGCAACATGAACGTTGCCCCTACTGCTATTTATTGTTTGTCCTTAATTGTTCTAAGAATTTCTTATTAGCTTCTTCTGCATTTTGTTTATCAACTTGAAACGAAAGGAAGTTGAACACCTCGATAACGCCCAATGTAAAAACCCTATCCATTTGTTGTATATCATTGTTCGCAAGTTGTGCCACCACTTTGTACCAACCCCATTTTTTTGAGAAATCTCTGTAAGTTGGTGAAGTTGGTTTTGAAGTTCCTGAACCATTGAATAATGATTCATAATCTGATTGTATCTTTCTTTTAAGAGCAAAAAAAAATTGAATAATGGAAACAGTTTATCCATAGTTAACCCCTTGAATAATTCAATCCTATCTGCTAATCTGTTGGTATCATAGGTTTCACCAACAGGTCTGCATACAACAGCTAATATTTTAGATAACTTATCTTCATCTGATTTTAAACTTTCTTCTACATCTATCCATTCAGCTAATGTTAGTTCTTCTTCGTTATTGATAGTATATGTTATTCCATCAATTTCAATGCTGTTTTTAGCTTCCTTGATGCTGTCTTTAAGTGAGAAACTAATAATTCCAACCAAATCATTATAAAATGACAATGGTAAATTTTGAAGTGTATTTACATCAATTCCTGATACCTTACTTACAAATACAACTTCATCTTCTTTGTTTTCAATTTCAGTACCAAACCATTTTTCATAGTCAGCTAGTTTTACATCAGAATAGCTATTTGGTATATTATATTCAATATCTTCAATCTTAATTTTAATCATATAGATTTTTAGATATTGATAAAGAAAGGGCAACATGAATGTTGCCCCTATCTGCTATTTTTTAGTTTGTTGTTCTAATTCTTTTAATAGATATTCTGCTGTCTCTATATTGTTTCTACATTCCTCACCAATATTGAATAGGTAATTCCCTATTTCGTGTAAAAACTCTGCTGTTGGTGATTTTATTTCAGGATTTTTTGTTTCAAAAATTACTGTTTCTTCGTAACCACCATCCTCCCTACAATATATAAATTTTTCAGCCATCTTATAGGCATCCTTTGCCAACTTCTTATTGACCTGAATGTATTTTTTCAATTCTTTTTTATCCATATCATTATTTACTAAATGGTGATTTTTTCTTAGATTTACCTTTGTTAGTTAAATTGATGGGGTTTGTTTCATCTTCTGTAATTTCTTTTGCTAATCTTGATTGTTCAGCCTCAAATTTAACTCTTTTGGCTTCTTTTGTAATATAGTTTGCTCGTGCAGATACTAATTCATTACTATCTTTAATAATAGTAAAATTCTCATCTTTACATTGTGGGCAAATATAACAAATACTACCATCTAAATTTTTGTCAGTAATAAGTTCTGTTTCACTTTCAATTGGTGTAAATGAACCTGTTTTACTATTTTTTCTTGTATCAACAGATACTTTACCACAAGTTTTACAAAAACATAATTTCTTTTCCATAATTCTATTTTTTCTGTTGGGGATAAAGTTATAAAAAAAGGGTTGAATAATTACAGGTTCAAAACCCTTTTCTCTGAGGGTTCAATTCCCTACATTTTAATCAAATTTGCTACATCATTCATTTCTCCAACTAATGTACTTTCAATTACTTTTGCGTATCTCTGAGTAATTTTAGTGTTGGTGTGTCCCATCATTTTAGATACTGATGTAAGAGCAACTTTATTGTTTAATGTGACAGATGTTGCAAATGAATGTCTTGCAACGTGAAAGTGCAGATTTTTCTTGATACCACATATATCAGCAATCTCTTTCAAATAAGCATTAGTTTTAACATTAGAAACTATTGGTAATTTATATTCATATTTTTCTAATATCTGTTTAGCAACAGGAAGTAAAGGAACTGTCGATAATATACCTGTTTTTTCTCTTTTCTTATATATCCATTCATTACCATTATCATCAATCTTGATGTGTTTTTCTACATCAAATTCAGCAGTATCAATGTATGCTAATCCTGTGAAGCAACTGAAAATAAATAAGTCCTTCACTTGGTTAAGTCTATCACAATGGCAGTCTTTATTGTATATTTTTTTAATCTCAGACATAGTTAAGAAATCAACATCTACTTTTTCAAGTGAAAGCCTAATAGATGCAAATGGGTTCTTATCAATTATACCATCATTCCACGCTCTTAAACAAATCTTCTTCAAATTCTTCATATAGTTTACTGCTGTGTTGTGTCCTATGTTTAATGTAGTTCTAACATAGTTGAACCAACTTTCAATAAATGATTTGTTGATTTCGTTTAGCTGAATATCCTCACGATTGTATTTTTCTTTTAAGAATGATTTGATGTGTTTTAGTGTGGTACTGTGTTTTTGCCAAGCAGCATAGGTAATAGACTTACCACGCATTTCCATATATTCATCATTATGTTCTTGATATAATGTCACCAATGATGTGTTCTTATCTTTAATTTTACCTGTAAACAAATCTTTCACAGTTTCGACAGTAACAGGAATATTGCGCATCATCAATTTAGATTGGCATTCAAATAACTTTGTCCTAGATGTTTGGATAAAAAGATTAATTTCATTTGTTTCTGCATCATTACCTTCTACCATTTGGAACTTTTGATTCCACATTTCAGGTTTAATTTTTCTTGGAAGAATAATTAATTTTCTTTCTTTTCCAACACTGATTGAACATTCAAGTGGTGATAAACCTGCTTTGTTTACTTTTGTTGGTCTAACGTTGAAATTAACATTGAAATTCATAACTATTTGTTTTAAATGATTAAAAAACAATAGTTTCAATTATCAATTTATAATATAAATGGCGTTGTTTTAATTATTGATTATTCTAATAAAAGAATGCAACTACTATAATTACAGCCAAGAATAGCAGAAAAACTGCATCAATACAGGGAATGTTGTTTATAAAAAAGAATCCCTCTCTCTCCGCAAAATTGGATAATTTATTAAAACAGAGCTTATTACAAGTTCTGTTTTTTTATGCTTTGTGGTGGGGTGAGTGCAACGTTAAAGCGTTGTACAAAAGCAAATTAGGGATCAGCCCGAAAAGTTGTGGAGTTAAGCATAAATATTTTTGAGTCTAAATAAAAAGTATGGAATATGGTTTACTCCTCTTAGTGTAGCTCTGAAGGCTTTAATTTTAGCATTAAAAGATTCAGCCGAAGCATTGGTAGCTCTTCTATCAAAGAAGTTTAATATGGTTTTGTAGTGTGCTTGCACAGAGCGCATCACCGTTCCAAAATGCTCAAAGCCTGACTCCTCAATGGCATTATACCAGCGCGCTAAACGGGTGAGGGCTACTTTTTTATCCTTGGTGGTATGATAGATACTTTTTAGTTGCATTGTTAGTTTATAGGCGACTTCTAATGTTGGATAATAGTGAAATAGTATTTCAGCTCTTTGTCTCTGTCGGGGAGTCCATTTGTCTTCATTTTTAAACAATAAATAACGACTGCGTATAAGAAGTTGACGATGTGTATCCCCATTTTCAAGGATCAATGGCACATACGATTCCTTATTCTCTTTGGCCAGGGCTATCTCTTTATTTTCCTGTTCAATGGCTTTCCAACGAAAAGCTATCCGCATATCCTGCAGAGCATCACAGGCTAACTTTTGTACATGGAAGCGGTCTGTTACCTGCGAGGCTTTTGGAAAACAACGAGTCACGATTACTCCCATATTGGCTGCCATATCCAAAGTGACTTCTTTTACCTTATGCCGTAATCTGTCTTTAATCCTTAATAAGACTTCAATAACATCTTCAGCTTTTGTTCCTCGTACTATGGAGACAATAGAACCTTTCCTACCTTTAGCTTCTTTGTTGGTTATGATTGTATAGAGTTCATCATCACTCAAAGAAGTCTCATCTATACTTAGGTAAGGGCTTATATTCTCGGGAAACAACAGCCATTTGTCTGCGTGTTCACGCTCCGACCATTCAAGAAAGCCAGACAAATAGATACGATACCACTCTTCCAGTCTTTGTGCGTTTAAACCATAAAACTTAGCTAATGTACTACAACTAACGGGAGTATTATCCAGGTGTTCCTTTTAAAAAAGAGGCAAACTCTTCGGTTAGACGAGTGCCTTTTGCTACTACTTCCCAATCACGCATATACGGATTGCCAGTGTCCATATCCTGCCAGCGACGGCGACGGACGTGAAGTATTAAACTTTTCCCTCGAAGGGGAAAGTCGTGTATCGATGCGGGTGGGTAAAAACCTTTGGATTGAAGGTGTTTGCCTTTACGCTCTTCTTCCGATAAATCCTTCTCATCCAAATAGATTAAGATAGCTGTAGAGGTGCGTTCGGCATGGGTTACTTCAAAATAAGTCAGTATACCATCGGGTAATAATAGTTCGTAGCCTGTTTCCAT